ATGCTTCTATGATCTTTCGTGAACTGATGTACACTGCAGTCACGCGGGCTAAGAAAGAAGTCTTTATCATCACGGAAGGAGATATCGCACCATATGAAAACAGTCTCAAGGTGGCTGCAAGCCGCCCGCGCATCCCAGGAACTAAACTAAAAGAAAAGATTGCATACTTTGAGCGCAAAGCCAAGGAACTTATGAACCCGGCCGTAGGCCGTGGCGTCGCCAATGGCGCCGAGTCTGAGTGATTCTGAGTGATTCTGAGGAGATAATGCTATGACCTTGAGCAAAACAATCTATTGCCCACGCAGTGGCTTGCCACTTGTGCAGATTACAAATCTGTGCAGTGCAAACTGGCCTGTCCTTTCCAACTTCTCACAATCTTTCATTCATCCAATCTACAGTGTCCCATTGCCTGCACTTATTTCCAGACTTTCAAGCCAGATTGTTTGTCTTGAAAATAACTCTTGGAAAGCAGAAAGCTCTGGTGAGGCTACAGAACTGGCTCTGAGTCTGAGTGCAATTATGTATTCTCTCGAGTGCATTGTGCAAGATTCCAGAAATCCGGCGCCAAGCCTCCCAGCGTTTCCAGTCTCTATAGGTGCAGCTTCCCGTGTGCTGCATCTGGCGTCATGGTACTTTAACTTGACAACTCACAGATTGTCTTTCCCACAATACCATCCAAATACAGTAGACAAGAATCTGCTGTGGCAAAACTTCTCAACTTATCTTGACGCATGCTTTACAATCAAAGATGAGTGGGAAAGTGGCAAGAAAAAACTTGAAGCTGAAGAAGCAATCAAGCTCTCACAAGATGCAAGCAAAGAAATCAGGGATGCAAAGATCTACAAGCGCCTAGACTATAACAAGGTCTGGAACTGGATTGAAATTCAGATATCTCAAAGCCCAAAGTATCCTGCTGGGCGCCGTGAGACACTGAAGACTATGTTTCTGCGCGGAGATCTTGAGCCGGAGAACTGGATTGCAGATGACATTGATGATCTTTCAGAAGCTGTGCTTGAACTCTGTGACGTAGGAAATGAGATCAGTCATTTCATACAATCCAGACTCAATCACATTCGTGAGAGTCTCAATAATTTCTACAGCTCTTTCACACTCATCGGTGGAATTGCAGATTCTGGCAAAGACTCTGTGCTTGTCTCAGATACAGAAACCAAGAAAGAGAAGGAGTTCTTCGAGAACTTTGACAATCAACTGGGTGAGATGACGCAACTTCCGCCGGCGCCAGAGCGGGCAGCGTTTGCAAGCCTTGGTTTATTTCTCAAAGCACAGGCGCAACACAATATTCTTGTGCGCCGCTGGAATCTCTTGCAATCTAGGAATCAGAAAGTCTAATCATGCTGTTCAAAAATCTTCTCAAGCCTGACCGCCAACAAACTCAGCTGGCGTACAAGGTAAAGTTCTTTCCATTCAATGAACTTAGCGATGCAGCCAAGGAACTCATTGCTTGGAAAAAGACTGTGTACATGCGCAAGTCTGACATTGAAGACAGACTTGACGAAACAAAAACCAAAATCACCTACAAGTGTAAGGATTATGTAATCCTGTGGGCTTATAATAACATACCAACTGAGCAAGAGTGGGAGGGAAAAACTGACAGATTTAATATTCGCGTCGAACTGCGTGCAAGTCCTGCAATTCCAGAATTTGCCGTAGCAATCCTGAACTTTGAACTGGCCGCTACGCGGCTTCCGCACTCCTAACCCAACTGCGGCGTCAGCCGCAAAGCAAACTGAGGAACACACTGTGAACATCTTCATCCTATCTCACGAGCATCATCCGGCCAAGCATTATCAAGAGCAAGCAAGATATCATTGCGACAAGCATGTCGTAAAGATGATTCTTGAATCTTCACAAATGCTGTGCACTACACTGATGCAAGCTCCAGTCATTGGCTCCAGAATCTGTGAGAATCTTCACACAAGTGCACCATGCAAATCTTTAGCTCTTGGCATGTCCAAGCATCCATGCGTAGAGTGGACCAAGAAATCTATAATCAACTTCAACTATCTTGCACGACTTGCTTACGCACTCTGCAATGAACATCAATATCGCTATCCGCTCAGTGCAGAACATGACCACATGTCATGGCTCAAATATCTTTGCGAAGATCTAGACGATCTTGGATATCCATTGCACAATCCTTTGCCAGAGGTTTTTGCTGTGGCTGTCAAAGATCCTGTGCTTCGCACAACTTCTGCGCCACACTACGAAGCCGTAGAAATGTACCGGGATTATTATTTCCGTGACAAGTATGCGTTTGCTACTTGGAAAGGCAGGAAAGAACCTAGCTGGTGGACAGAGCGAGAAATTGATTCTAACTCTATTCAATAACTGCCCCCTTGACACGGCCTACGGGCCGTGGCACACTGTAGTTTCTCGGGGCCAACACCGCTCCACTGGTTTTACTAGGGCGCCAGATTCTAAGACCCTAGTATTTTCCAAAACTGGAAAGCAAAATGATTGCAAAGCAAGTCAAGTTCAATTTCAAGTCCCGCAAGATTACCGATGAGTCCGGCAAGGAAATCGGCAAGACCAAGAAGCAAGATGCTGTGGTCTGTGATATTCCTGTGCCTGAAGTTCAAGAAGTTGTGGATCTTCTGCACGCCGGTGGGCAAGAGTCTGTGCTGATCATGACTGCGGTCAGCGACATCATTTACAACCAAGCGCGCGATCAGTTTGACGAGATCATCGAAGGTTTCGGAACTGATGATTCCAAGGTTGTTTCGGCAGGAATGCTGGACTATGCAAAGCTCACGCTGAGCTACATTTCCAGCATTCCGCCGGCGCGCCGCGGTGCCACGGCTATTGGTGAGGAAGATTGGAAGGTCTTCTTTGAAGATTACATGGCTGTCATGGTTGCAGCTACGGGCAAGTCGGAAGAACGGATCAAGAATCAAATCAATCTGTTCAAGAATCCGGCCAAGGCCAAGGCCAACAAGGAAGTTCTCAATCTTCTCATCGACCAACTGGATATTTACATGTCCAGCAGCGCGAACATCGAAGACACTGCTCAGTGTGCCAGCCGCATTTCTGAGAAGTTCAAGAAGTGGGCACAGGAGCCTGAAAAGGCTATGAATCTGGATCTGATCTAATTTGATCTGACCCAGACTCTTTTGTGGGGAAGTTCCTGAGGGCACAGATACTGTCCGACTCCCGGTATCTGCAGGAACTTTTCGAGGGAGCTTCGGCTCCCTCTTTTTTGCTTTCTCTCAGTCTCTAGGTTTCTGGGGCCTGAGAAAAAACAAAACAGCGGCGCCTAGCGCCATCAAAACAGCAGAGCAAAGCCATGTCACTCCATCTCACACCACAGCAAATTTTTAACGCCGTACTCTTTGACGAGGCACCAGTCTCTATCCTGGATATTTCTCGCAATGAGTATGAGTCCATGCGTGTCTCGCTCATCCGTAGGTTCAAGACTTACAAGACAACTGCGCTCAACTTTGATGCTGAAGGATATGCAGATAAATATATCCAAGCATCTTATGATGCGCCGGCGCGCAAAGGCACCTTCAGTCTGCAGCCGCTGCAACTCAGCTTGCGCAAGCGGTACACGGTAGAAGTTCTGCCTGAGAATTTGTGAACATCATGATTCTGTCTACAAACTATTTTGCAGTCTGGGACAGAATCAAGAAGACTGGCAGTGCAGATATCACTGTCAGCCGTGAGCACGCACGCACTGTCGAAAACGGTGTAAAGCGCGTGAAGACTGCCGAGAATGTGGCGCGGCGTCAAGCTGGCCTAGTCGGCTGGAGCAAACTTGTTGTTACTCGTGAGGAGATATCAAAGACTCACATCAAAATCCAATTCAAACTCCTTTATCTCACAGCTTTATAAACCTCAATCTTTCAAACACTCATCATGTCAAAATTCTACACTCCAATCAACGTGGATCTTCACAAAGTCGGCAAGGTTGCAGTTCAAATTGCACGACACAGCGCCGGCGATGGCACCAAGCCAGAAGATGATTTCTCCATCATTGTGGTCAAAGTTTACCGGGATGATGGTACGAAAGCACTCACAGTGTCTTCATTTTTCCCTGATGGCGTTGAGCCTGTCCTCGAATTTTTGCCTCAAGCTGAGCACAGGTCCAGGATCTTGGAACAGCAAAGAGCTGAGGAAGAACAAGCACAAGCTATGCTCAAGCAGGTTGACGTAGACTTTGACGCCACAAACTTTGACGCCACTGACCCCGGAACTTCAGAGGCTGAGAAGCAGCATGGCTAGACTTACATACTTTATCGCTCCACTGAGCGAGAGTATGATATCCAGAACCCTCGTCGCCCATAAAGCCCGGGGGTTTTGTTTTTATATCTGCTCTCCAAGTGAGGCGCCGCTGCCGCGCACCACGCTGGGTCTTTCCCTTACGCTAGGAGTCCAAGATAAACTTCCAGAATATGTGGCAGCCAAGCATCATGTAGTTATTTCTCGGGAACTGTTGCACATCTGTGCAGTGCACTGGCGCCGGCCACTCTCTGACCTAAATTTTCGGTGGATTGATCATGAGTTTGCACAGCTCAATCAGTCTGAGCAACTGCAAGCACTGGAACTCATAAGGAGTATTCTCATGAAAGAGCGCAACGAAGAAGCCATGTCTCGCATTCCTGACACAACAATGCGGTCACTGGAAATGTCTCTTGCATCTCTTGAGCAAGCTCTGCTTGCCAAAGATCCTATGATGCCGCAGCATCTTCGCAACACGCACAGTTTGCTGATTTCTTATCCTGAGACTGTGCATCTTTTGGAAGACAAAGAGATTGCACTTATCATTGACGCAGCAGAGATGCACACGAAGACTGAGATTGTCAAGGCGGCTGTCGCAAAGAAAGCTGGCCGTGTGAAAGTCTCTGTAGATTCTTTGTGAAGGAGAGAAATCATGGACAAGCCTGATGCACTGCGGCTGGCTGGATATTGGGTAGCCAAAAATGACCAAGGAGAGTACCTATATTCAAGTTTGCGCTTTCGAGAAGAAACCGCAGCCGAACTGCGCCGGTTGCACGACGTCGAAAAGGCCTACCAATCCGCCTGCGGCATTATCGACGAGCAGGACAAGAGGTTGGTGGAGCTGGAAAAGCAGCATCCCAAGCGATACGCGGCAGCAATCGCCGCCACCCGGCGCGAGTGGCAGGAGCTGACGGATGAGGAGATCAATGATGGTCGAGATCAACTGTTGACAGAAGACCTCTGCTATTTGTCATTCCGGCGCGGTGTCTACTTTGCCGAGGCCAAGCTGAAGGAGAAGAATCATGGATAAACCTGATGCACTGCGGCTGGCTGGCTGGACACAGAGATGGTCAATCGTGAAGTGTTGCCGTGAAGAAACCGCAAACGAACTTCGTCGGCTGCACAAGTCTAATATCAAAGCATGGGATGTTATTCACTTGCAACAGGTAGAATTCATTGCTTTGAGAAAGCAACGTGATGCGCTGTTGGAGGCGTTGAAACGCATCGACGATATGTGTGCTGCACCGCCCAACTTTAGCGGTGCAACGATGCAAGAAATCGCACGCGCCGCCATCAAGGCGGCAGAGGAGCAGAAATGACTGACAGAAAACTACTGGAATACGCCGCAAAGGCGGCAGGGATTGATTTGTCTGCTGGCTTTTCTTTGAGGCTAAACGCTTTTTATGTTGAGCCAAAAGAGGAAACAGGAGCTTATGCAGGATGGAACCCCCTCACCGACGACGGCGATGCGCTGCGGCTGGCGGTGAAGTTGAAGATTGAATTGGAATTTGGTAGCAATTTCGTCAACACAGGACACTGCCTAAATCCAGGCAGGTGGCACTTGGCACAAGAAAAACTTTCTGACCCCTACGCCGCAACACGCCGCGCCATTGTTAGAGCTGCGGCAGAGATTGGAAAGAATAAGCCATGAACATGAACGACATCCTATCACAATCAATCACATCCCCGACGCCGGGCTTTGGCACAGCAGTCAAAGTTCTCAAGTCAGGTTACGATAAACTCTTTTCCAATCGCAATCTCCTGACCTACAGCACATCTGATATTTTTCATTCTTGCCCACGCAAGTATCAACTGAAGAAGATGCAAGCTGAGGCTGGCGTATCTGAGCGCGTCAACTCTCCGACTTTTGCATTCGGCCACGCTGTGGGCGCTGGCGTTGCAGTCTACGATGAGACAAAAGATATTCGCCAAGCCCTGTGGGCAGCATTCCTTGCATGGGATATTGACTTGCTTGAGACTGAGCGCAAGGCAAACAAGTCTGTGGGCAAGAGTTTCTACGAAGCATGCTGGGCATTGTATTCATACCAAGAGTTTTACAACTCAGAAACCAATCTGCGTGATTACGACTCCATCAAGATTGAAGCCACAATCGCCGTGGACTTTGAGAATGGCCACTTCTACAGTGGGCACATTGATGAAGTGCTGCAGCATCGGGAGACTGGCAGGTTTCTTGTCAAAGAAAACAAGACGACTGGCCTCAATTCTGTAGACCCTGTGATGTACCAAAACAGCGACCAAGCACTGTCTTACGCTATTGTTGTGGACATGCTGGGCGGTTCAGAATATGAAGTGCTTTACACAGTGTACAGCTCTACGGCACAGCAGTGGCACCAGTTCTCATTTGTCAAAGACTCGCTCAAGAAAGCTGAGTGGATACAGGATCAACTTCTGATTCAACACCAGATTGATTCTTACTCTGAGCTCAACTTCTTCCCCAAGCGCGGGCGCAGTTGTTACAATTTCATGCGGCGCTGTGAGTTCCTTGACACTTGTGAATTTTCAACAGCTCACACGTTTGGCAAGAAGTTTTCAGAGCTTCCAACACTGCACTCCATACAAGATATCTCAGCCATTGAGCAAGTAGACTTTGCAACTACGCTCAGTGAAATTGTTCAACGGCAAAAGGAAAGACTCTGAAAGCACAGCATGACCAACGAAGACAAATTCATGAATAATCTCAAAGGTGCTGCCGAGCGCCGCCCGGCCTTCAGCAATGCTGACTTGCCAGCAATTCGCTGGGAACTCCAGCAAGTGGAAGTCTCTCCGGTGCCGGTGTATCCAAATTTGACATACGTTTCTTTTCTTGCAGACGAAGACGATGAGAATGATTACGTTCTTAAACTCGGCTCAGTTGCAACTCCAAGCATTGATCTAGCATTGCGGAATGCCGTGATGCTTCCTGTTGTTCTGATGTCCAGACTTCATAACTCCACGGAAACCATCTGCAAAGTTATCGGCACGCTTCTTCAGACTGAACAATTCCTGATGTTCAAGGAATGGAAAAGCAAGGATATTCCAGGCGTTAGCGTGCCATTCATCATTCGAGTACATTCAGACAAGACTGAGCGAATTGGTGAAGATGATGGCTTCATGTACTATGTCTCAGTTCACATTGAACTTGAACCAGAAAGGCATGCGCAAGTCTGCAATCTCTACGCCAAGATTTTTGAGAATGTATTCGCCAGCCAAATGAAAGGACTTCAACAATGAATCTCGATGACTACTCCTCCAGTGCCCGCACCAAAGCTCTGATCTACGGCGCACCGAAGTCTGGCAAGACTGCGCTTGTCGGCAAACTTGCAGAGCATTTCAAACTCCACTGGCTTGACCTTGAAAACGGGATCAAGACATTGCTCAATCCAGATATCTTGGCGCCACAGTTCCGCAAGAATGTCAACGTGATTAGCATCCCGGATCACAGGCTGTATCCAATCGCCATTGATACTTTGCGAGATATCTTTCGCGGAGGCGCCAAGCGCATTTGTGCCGATCACGGCAAAGTTAATTGCCCGCTCTGTCTCAAGAACCCTGCGGCAAAGCACTCGGAGATTGATCTTGCCAAGCTGGGTGCAGAAGACATCCTTGTGATTGATTCCTTGTCCCAGCTTGCAAACAGCGCCATGAACAAGGGCATCCTCAAGGAACTGCAAAAACCTGGTGGCGAAGAATACAAGCGCACGTTTGTAGACTACGGTGTGCAAGGCGCACTCATGGAGCAAGTCCTCAGCTTTATTCAAGTTGTTGACATCAACATCGTGGCAATCAGCCATGAACTGGAAAGCGAGAGTTTGGAAGGGCGGGAGAAGATTGTGCCAGTCGCCGGCACCCGGAACTTCTCGCTGACCAGTGCAAAGTATTTTGATTCTGTAGTGCATTGCTCTGTTATCAACAAGCAGCACAGAGCTTTCAGCTCCAGCACTTACAGTCCCACTGTGATTACAGGATCAAGACTTGCGATTGATGTAGATGAAAAGAAAGGAGGCGAACTCTCGCTGATAAGTCTATTCCGCAGGGGTTGACATTCGCCAAAGACACTGGTACAGTGATCTTTCCTTGTTTCGCAAAATCTTTTCCAAACCATGACTGTCCAAACTTCTGAAACTCAATCTATAGATGCCATGCTTCGTGAGCGTGGATCTCGCTATGGTGTTTTCACAGGTCATGCGCTTATCACGCAAAATATTAAGGAGGCACTGAAAGATTCTCCGAACTGGTACGCGCTGGCACCTGACCAAAAAGAAGCTCTTGAGATGATTGCACACAAGATGGGGCGCATTCTCAATGGCGATCCCGACTATCTTGA